TTAACGCGCAGTTGGAAGCACAGCGTGACCAGTTTAACGCTACTAACTCTTTGGTGATTGCTCAGGCTAATGCCCAGTGGAGACAGAACGTAGCTACAATAAACACTGCCGCACAGAATACTGCTAACCTAGAATCAGCCAGAGCGCGTAATGGTCTGACTACTCAAGCACTGGATAATATCTGGCAAAACGAGCGTGACATTATGGCATTTGCTTTCACTGCACTTGAGTCTGAAAGAGACAGGGCCGCAGAACTCTTCCTTGCGAATAAGAAAGAGGCAGCAGCAGAAGCCCAAGGCAGAGCCTCTGCCATTATGAAGTTTCTTGGTTTGGCATTTTAATAACACTAAGGAATAGTGATGGACTACAGCAAAAGTTATAAGTCAGCGTCTTCCCTCGTAGATAGTATTCGAGCAGCCGCTGCCTCTGGAGAAAACGTGAGGGTCGGTACTGGTCTTGTCTCGCGTATGGCAAAGACAGAACAAAAGACTTCAGAGTTTGATGACCTACTCCCCCAGTACATGAGTTTTGCACGGGATGTGTTTGCTCCTGTTGCAGCCCAAAGACAACAGATGCAGACTACTCCTGCAGGATCACCTATGGGTGCTGTCAACACTTCAGGTTCGCTTACAGGTTTTATCTCTGCTGATGTAGGTGACAAGGGTATTATACGTATCCTCTCTGCACTCAAGAGCAAGGAGTCTAGTGGTGACTACAATGCTAAGAACCCTAAGAGTTCTGCGTCTGGTGGTTATCAGTTCATTGATAGTACTTGGCGAAGTCTCTCAAATAAGTATGGTATAGGTACAGAATATAAAACCGCTAAGTCTGCACCCCCTGAAGTACAGGATATTGTAGCTGCAAGATATGTTGCGGATATCCTTGCTGAAAATAACAATGATGTTACAAAAGTTCCTGTTGTTTGGTATACAGGTAACTCTGCAGGGTCAATGAGTGAAGCAGCCTTGAAGGCTAACAATGGTCTTACTGCCGATAGGTATCAGGCAGACTGGATGCGTAGATACAATGCAATGTCTGGAGAATAAGTATGGATATGTTTAGTGCGCCTATCCCCGGTCAGTCACTGACTACGGAACCTAAAGGTTTTCCTTGGGAACGACCCCCAGAGATTACTGATCCAGAAGAAGCTATCCAGTATCATCTTGCACGTATCTCGGAGCCAGAAGCCCTTGAGAGTATTCTTGATATTATTGAGATAGATAACCTAGACTTAAAGACTATCACTAATGGGATTATGCGGGGTGCTGTGGCTAAGGGTCTACACTCTGTTGATGTTGCACTAATTATCTCCCCCGTCATACACGAGTTTATTAAGCAGGGTGCTGTTGCCTTTGGTCTTGATCCTGATGATGGGTTTGAGGATAAGGCAGAGAAGGCTGAGTATAACAAGTCAAAGAAATCTGACTTAGCCAAGAAGATGATTAAAAATATGCCACCAGTGGTAGTTAAAGAAGAGCTAGTAGTATCCCCCGCAGAACAAGTTACTGCAGAAAAGACTAAGGGTCTGATGTCAAGAGGAGTTAAGTAATGGGTTTTTGGCAGGGTATAAATGAAGGCTTGACGTATGTGCTTGACCAGAAAGCTGCAAAAGAAACTGAAGACAGAGCCTACGCTTTCAAGAGGGAAGAGTATCAAAAGACTCTGCTTGCAGCCTATCAGGATCGTTATATTGAGCGTCTTGCAAAAAAGATAGAGACAAAAGCTGCTATGCAAGAGGAACTTTCTTCTGGCATTGAGTTGGGGCTGACAGATGTAAATGCCCTCGTATTGCAACGTACAGGTCAGCTTAGACTCTTCCTTGACCAGTATGAGAAGAATAAAAAAGTTGATAAACCTTTTGTCAAAGACCTAAATATTGCCATAACTAATTACCTTAAAGACTCTGATGACGAAACTATCTCAACTGCCCTCATAAATGGTGTATCTACTGATAAAGATACGACAGACCCAGAACAATCTATTGAGGCGCTGGCAGAAGCTATCTACAGTGCGACTAACCTAGAAGAATTGCAGAGACTGGGTGAAGAGGTTTATGCTCCTATTGGGGTAACCCCAATGGCACCCCTTGATTTGAACTTTAACTATGTATCTGGCCCAGACTTCAGTGACACTAAGGCTATGAGAAATCAGATTGCGTCCGCTTTGCAGTCTCAATTTGTAGATTCTTTCGCGCTAAACCCTTATACAGGAGAGCTAGATATAGCGCCAAATAATACTGATACGGGCGTGGCAAACCTGTTTGCACGAGCTACAGAACGGGCAGGAGAATTAGCCTATAGTGCTACTAGTACTCGTAGTCCTACAGAGTCGGGTGCTTTTGTAGCAGAACAAATCCGTACTGCAGTCAATGCAGGTAACCTTAGTGCGCAAGTTATTCTAGATAACTTTGATGCAGTTATGGAAAACCCTGAGACTATCTTTACACCTACTACAACCACTGCACCTGTAGTTGACCCGATCCCTGAAGTTCCAGTTAACCCTACTAACACAGAAGAGGAACTTCAAAGGGCTATCACTGGCACTGCAGAGTCCACCCTTGACAGTATAGTGGACGAGAACATGGGGCTAGGGCAATAATGGGCAGTTACTTAGAAGAGGTCGATGGCAAAGACTTTATGGAACTTAAGGATAACCCTGAGTTTCAAAAAGACCTTGTGCTGTTCTTTAGAAGTTCTCGTTATGGTCTGTCTGGTGACGAGATGAAGGAGCTTGGGGCAGAAGGCTTAACGGATAAGTTTGTTGAGCATATGCGCTGGCAGGATACCAATGAGATTACTGCCCTTAAGGATTACAATTTTGTAAAACAAGAGAACCTACCTCAAGAAGAGTTAAAATCTTTTGGTAATCTTATGATGGCCTATGACAGGGCTGAGGGTGGTGGCACAGGTAAGCTGGATGGTGCAATAGACTATCTGTCAGCCTTTGCTACGTCTCCCAGCACTCTTGCCACAGTGGGTACTGCTGGTTGGGGCGTAGGCTCTAAGCTTGCTGCAAAGGCAGCGGGTAAGGCTGCACAGCTTGCAATGCGTCAGACTATCTCTGAGCTTGTTCGTAAGGGTGTAGCCACTGGTGCTGTGAAGGATCAGGTTGTAGGTACAATCGGTAAACAAGCCCTTATGGGGGGTGTATCTTCTGCTGTAGTAGAGGGTTCTCTTGGTGCTGGTCAATCCTTCTTACAAGGTAAGACTCGTGAGAAAGCTTCTGGACAAGAGTACACAACAGGGAATCTTCTTCGTGATGGGCTTGTTGCAGCTACCATTGGTGGTGCATTAGGTTCTGCCACTCGTGCCTTAGATACAAGAACTCAGCGTGGTATTGTTGAGAGCCTTATCGCTCGTGATGCTGCAAATCTTGCAACTAAAACTACTGGTGTTACTAATGCTAAGACAACGATAGCCTCAGTAAAACCTGCAAAAGTTTCTGCTGCTGCTGATCGTGCTGTCTCTACAGCGTTGGCCTTAGATGCGCGGTTTAAGGGTGTTAAGCTTGATCCTCTTGATCCTAAGTTGGTTGAGAAAGGTAATCTCCTCAAGAAGGAAGTTTTGTCTGGTACGGTTGATAGGTTTATCACAGGTAACCTCTCTATAGATACCTTACGTAGCATTACTGCTGCCACCATTGACATTATAGATCGTTTTAAAGTTGAACCTAACGAACGTATCTCTTCTGCTGTTGCAAGAGGTCTACAAAAGAGTGAGATTGATAGCAGCTACTTGGCTGACCTACGTACTAAGTATGGTCTATCAAAAGAACAAACTTCTTATATCTTTCTGGCTGACTTGTCTCAAGCTGGTAAGACATTGGCAGAAGCAAGCTACATCAAGCAGGCTCAGACTCGTTCCACAGCAAAGGGTGCTGCAAAGGCAGAGGTCGAGGCAACTACTAGAGACTTGGACTTCTTGGCAGCAAGCGGACTTGAAACTCTGGCTGACTCTGAGCTACGTACTGTTGCTGCCAGCGTGTATAAGGATAAAGGTAACCCTATCTATAACGCATTGAAAGAGGCAGACTCTATTCGTATTGCCTTTATGACCTCTCAGCTTGGTACTACTGCTGCTAACACCATCACCTCTGCTGGTAACGTACTCATTGATATGTCAGATCAATTCTGGAAGAACGTAGCTAACGTCACTGTAGGTAAAAAGGTTGGGGATAAAGTTCAACGTAAATGGGTTGGTGGCGTTCTCTCTACAATCAAAGGACTCTCCTTGAACAAGGGTGATGCAAAGCTCTTCAAAGAGGTCTTCCTTGAGGAACAACCAGAACAGTATTCTGAACTCTTCTATGAAGCTTCTCGTGCGGAGACAGCCTCTGAGAGTACCTCCCGCTTGGCCAAGGTTGGCAGGGGTGTCAACGTACTGAACTCCACTGTGGACTCTGTGTTCAAGCAGGGTGTCTTGTATTCTAGTGTAGACAGACAGTTGAGAGACATTGCTGATCCTGCTATTGGTAAGAATCTCGGTGAGTTCCTAGCGAAGAAAATCCCACTGGACAATCTTCCAGAGGGTGTTATGACCAAGGCTATTGATGATGCTCGTAGGTTTACCTTCCAGCGTTCCTATAGGGGCGACAAGTCTGCCTTTGGTAAGGTAGCACAGGGTGTTATTGACGCACACCACAAGCTTCCCTTTGTTGTATCCGCAGGTTTTGGTATCCCATTCCCAAGGTACATTGCCAACCACCTTGAACACATCAATGACTACACCCCTATTGGTCTTATGACTGGTGGCCTAAATAAGTATGATAGTGTTGTCTTTGGGGATGTCAACAAGACTGGTCAGGATCGTTTTGCAAGGCAGATGACAGGGGCTTCCCTCTTTATGTTGGGTGCATACACTGCTGCATCTACCGAAGGTACTGTTGACTATGATAAGCACAAAACAGATACAGGTCTTGTTGACTTAAGCCGTACTGCTGGCCCTTGGCTGATGAATATGTACTTGGGCGATCTTTATTATCGTTGGAAGAATGACCTGCCAACAGAGGGTATCTTTAGTACCATGATGGATATCTCTATTGGTCAGACTGACATAGGTATTGACGCGCCCTTGTTCAAAGAGATAGCGAAGAGTTATGAAGAGGGTGTACTAACAGTTGGACTTGCTCGGTCTTTGGGAGACATTGCTGCCACGTTTACGTACCCACTGACACCTACAAGAGACTTCTATGGACAGGTTAATCCTGAGCTAGGTACTACCCCGTATACAAGAGAAGTTCTTGGTGGAGACTTGGATAATGTTGAAACCTACGGTGAAGGTAACTTCCTAGATGAGATGATCCGTAGGGCAACACGCTTCTTGCCAGAGGTAGACTTTGTTCAATACGCACAGAGCTATAACGGTAAATCAGCTATCCCTTACTACAGCCCATTTAGTTCGACCCCTATTGGCACTTTTGACCCTCTATCTAAGCAGCTTGGTATGCAGACATCTGCAAAACCTAACCAGTTGCAAGAAGAGATGAGCCGTATGCAAATCAAAGAGTTTGAAATCTATGGGAACAAGACTGTAGAAAACCCTGCTGCAGATATCTTTGTGAGAGAAATTCTGGGTAAAAACCTGCCTAGGAAGTTCTTTGCTTGGAGAGATCAAGTTAAGCATGGTGGTAGGTTTGGTGATAAGACTTATAATGAGATTACAAATACGGATGATCAGAGATATCTGTTAAATCAATTTATCACGATTGAGAGAGACAAAGCTAAGAATCAAGTAGAGCAAAGCTTTAAGGAACTTCTAGAGAAAAAACCTAGGTTGGCTGCAGGGTATGTTCGTAATCTTTACGTTATTGAAGAAAGAAAAGCCATCAAAAGTTCTGGTAAGAAAGACATCTATGACGCCGCAGTAAGAACTTTTACTAACGGAGAGTTTGCGGATGCTGCTTCTTTCCTTGGTGCCTCTGAGAATGTTGAGGAAGAGGTCAGGAAAAGACAGGCTATTATGGCGTGGTCTACTCAGATGGCAGAGCCTGTTAAGGGTTTCCCAGATCAAAGAAGGGATCAACCACAATAAACAAAAAGAGAGGGAGCCTTTGTGGCTCCCTTTAAGTTTAGTCCTCAAGCATAAAGTCAGCCCATTCCTCTGCCTCTCGCTTGACATCATCCCTACGTACCATGCCTGTAGACCTAGACAGCAGGGCATTCATTGCCATCCCCATTAGGTAGATTCGGGATGTCATAGGTTTAGGTGGGCCACCAAACTTCTTCTTGGCGGTGAACTGCTTGGCTTCTTCTTCAAGCATTGCATTCACTTTAACCACCTCAGCGGACTTCTCGTTAGGTTTGTTCAGGGTTGTCTTCTGCATTTTCCACCTCTTCAACTAGCCTTGCCAGATACCACTGTGCTTTCTTCAAGTCTTCTAGACCACTCTTATAGCGCCAACGATGCAGATACTTTGCAACATTACCCCGCAGATACCCGATATACTCTTCATAAGTCAGGAAGTCTGCAATATAGTCAATACACTCAATGTCACCCTGACCATAGTGCTTTGGGTGGTTCACATTGTCTGATTCTGGTTCTTCAACACCTAGTACATTCCACTTAGCCATATCATCTTCCTTCACAATTTCTTTTAGTTCTTCGTGATCCCACCATGCCATTATAGATTCTCTCCTTCAAATGCAATAATCCACTGCTTACAGATATCACTACGAACAATATCATCAACACCAAACTCGATGGTTGGGATATCCATGTTGTACTTCTTAGCTAGATGTAGAATCTTACTAAGACCACTCTGTTGATTGATGTCACTTTGTTTGATATCGCCGTTGATGACAATAGTACATTCTTTACCTACACGAGTCAAGAGCATTTTCATCTCATGAATCGTCAGGTTCTGTGCTTCATCCACAATAATGAAAGACTTATTGAAGCTACGACCCCGCATAACAGAGAGGGGAACCATCTGGATGTTACCGTTCTTCATCCCCGTCTCTACCACATTCTTACCTAGATGTTGTTCCAGCACGTCTAGTACGGGCATGATCCACGGGGTGTACTTCTCTTCGAGAGTTCCGGGAAGATACCCAAGGTCTTTACCTACAGCGATGTTAGGTCGTGTGATAATGATACGGTCAATCTTTCGATTAGCATACAGATTAGCTGCATGAGATGCGGCGATAAAGGTTTTCCCTGTGCCACTAAAGCCAGTCACAATGATCTGGTTATGTGTTTGCAATGCAGAGATGTACCGCTGCTGTGTATCATTCATAGCCACAAGCTTTACAGTGCGGACAGTAGCTTCCTCTGGTGCATTCTTGTAGCGACTCACTCGTTTGCCCTTAGGCTTACCCTCATCCATCAGCTAGTTCCTTAAACTTCTCTTCTAGCTCCAAGTACCCACCAATGACTTCTGTATGTTGAATAACAAGTGGAACCTTTCGGTATCCGCCCTTCAACATAATAGCCACTACCCAAGTATTCTCAGTGCAGTCGATGTACTGATACTCTCGCCCTTTTTCTGTGAGTAGCTGCTTGGCTTTGTCACACCAGTGGCAGTCAGGTCTTCCAATAATTGTGTACACATTAACTCCTTGTTATATTCTAGAGGTAGGACGAGGGGCGCTATAACCCTAAGCCAGACAGGTGCAATAAGCACTAGCTGTAACCTATCCCAATAACCTTGTGGTTGATCAATTCCACTCACTGTGTAACATCCACAGATTAGGCCGAAGCCTAGGTCAGACGCTTATCCTTAAGTCAAGTCAACAATCTCACAAGCATCACCAGATACAAGGTGACAAAGATAAACAAAGTAATCCTGAGAGTAGTGACGTTTCATCATATTAACATCCTTATGTAGCCATTGCACGTTACCTTCCTCGTAGCCCTTAGAACTATCTATTCGGTCTAGTGAGGCTGTCTTATCCTTAATAGAGATTTTGAGACCTGTCAAGGCACACTTACCTTTCTGCACTACATCTAACAAGTTTGCAATAGACTCTATCGTAACCTTGAAAAGGATAGGCTTACGCCCCTTCCCACCATCTGCACCTCTCTTGAGGGAACTAAAATAAGTAGCAGAAACGGTTCCACACCCTTTCCAGTTTCTTGGTTTTCGTTTTGAACATCCACAGTGTGTTGTATTACCTTGTAGAAGGTGGGTACCTAAAACAACCTTTTCAACACCACACAAACATTTTACGCAGTATCTATAGTGTCCATTGCGAGAAACCTCGGCCACCCCTACAACGTAGAGGGAGCCAAAAGTTTTACCTGTTAAGTCTTTCTTCACGATAGATCGACAATTTCGCAAGAGCCTACGCAAGCCATCGTCTGTGATCCAGAAGTATTGTCTTCCTGTTCATAGTCTGCAAGCTTGGCCCAGTCAATAGCTAGTGGCATAATAGACAGCAGGTTATCATACTCGGACTTACCAATATCTTGGTAGGGTGCTTGCTGGTAGGTATGCTCATTGTATGGCAAGAAGGATACGCCAGACATTTCATCAAAGTGCTTGTAGACAAAAGCACCTACCTCGAACCACTCGCTTGCCTTCACGTTGATCGTAACAGATGGCTTATGCTCACACCAGTGACGCTGATAGGCCAACCACATCTCTAGCTGGTCGATAGCACTCAGGTCAGCCGTTACCACTGCACCCTCTGGAGCCTTCATTGGGAAGCTAAACACGGTGGTCTGTGTAGGCTTCATCACATCAGGTTCAGATGGGATACCTTGGTCTTTCATAAACTGTGTAAGAGGGTCTTTATTGTCGCCTCGAACAGTCCGAATGTAGTAAGCACTATGGCGAGCATGGATACCTGAGGCTGAGTCAACAAGTTGCGAGACGGTTCCCGATGGTTTAACACAAGTAATAGCAGCAGATACAGGAACGCCAAGGCGCTCAGCCCACTCAGCATTAGTAGTAATAGCGACATTCTTTAGATGCTCCAATGTTTTATCTAGACCAGCATTCTTTGTAGTCATCAGAGGATTGTCCATGATCCCCGTCAGAGATACACCAAGCAGACGCTCTTCTTCTGTATTGGTTTGCCAAATCTTACGCAAATAGGGGAACTTGGTGTAGGTTGACTGGATCGTACCCAAGATGGTAGCAAGGCGAACCTTCTCTTCCAGTGTCTTGATCGTATCCGTAGCACGTACAACAACTTCCGTCAGGTTGCAGAACTGATATGGACGCAGGATAATCTCTGAGCATGGGTTAGTACCAAACTCAAAGTCAGTCTTGCGGCGACCATTCTTTGCTGCCTGCTTCTTGGATGCCTGACGATTGAAGATACCACGCTCACCAGAACCACTCTCAACAAGTGCAGTCCACTCACGTAGAAAGCTTACTGCATCAGGCTTCTCGGTATAGCTAACAGAGTTATTAGCCAGACCACGTTGAGGGTTATTCTCCCACCAGTTACCAGACTTAGCGTAACGCATACGATCATCTGACAGGTTAGACAGAGAGATCATAGCACTACGACGAACACCACCAACTACGACGACTTCACCAATCTTACACATGATGTCATGGCATTCGATAGACGATAGCTTACGTCCCTTGGCTTCCTTGAACTTACTAATAACGAACTGGAACAAGTCAACCAGAGGCGCTGGGCCTGATGCACGGCCACCAAAGGTCTTCAACTTAGCACCAGCAGGACGAACCAGAGACACATCCCACTTAGGGATTTCACCAGAGTATAGCAGGGCAATCACTTGACGTAGTGCCTTAGCCCAACCCTCTTTGCTATCCTTAACCACAACAGTGGTCTCGGACTGGAACATATTCTCTGGTACTTCTGGTAGCTTGCTGATGAACTGGCGCTCCACAGAGAAGCCCACACCAGTGCCACACAGCAGGATGAACATAGCTTCGTCAAAAGCCTTAGGGTCATCCACTGGCATATACGAACAGTTGTACCCCGCAGTGTTATCACGATCTAGCGCAGGGCCAGCAGTCATAACAGCCCGCATGGAAGGCATAATGTCTAGGCTAAGGATAGCCTGTTCAATAGCGATAGCCTCACCACCTACGTGATTAATGCTTGCAAGGAGTTTATTTACTACGTTCTCCATGTAGCGAAAGACAGTTTCACCCCAGTTTTCACGACGACTTAGTTCCTCTAGCCAGCGGGCATAGCGTGAAATTCCGATAAACGACTGATAGTCTGTAGGCAGGTAGTTATTTCCCATTAGCGCCTCGGTTCTCTTTGTCAAATTCCAACCAGATCAGTTTATCAATATCATTACGATCAATACCAATATCCCGTAGTGTCTTATCATCCATAGCATTAAGCTCTTTGATGATCCTACGATGCGCCCGCCAAGTATGCACAAAGCGCAGGAACCGCATGATCCAAGTCTCTAGTAATTTCTTTTTCATTCTGACCCCCTTAGTCAATTACAGCTTCAATAGTACTATCTTTCAACAGGTCTGTCAAGTATGGTTCCTTATAGTTTGGCCCCTTCATGATCTTACCATCCTCACGAAGAATAGGTTTACCATCGTCACCAAGCTTAGACATATTGCTAATGTGTACACGCTTGAAAGCTTCCCAGATTGTTGCAGTGCTAAACTGTTCTTCTGCTAGTACAAAAGCGTCACTGATAAGGTACAGCAAATCTTTCCACTCTTGCTCTTCTTCCTCAGTGATAACACCCTCTCCGATACCACCACCAAGTACCAAGATGAAACCAGTACGAACATACAGTAAGTCTGCAATCTCCTTTAACGCATCCTCACTACCATAAACACTCTCATTAAACTCTTTCAACTCTTCCCGCATAAGTTTAACCCACAGGCGTAGGTCTAGGGATGCCTTAAAAGTTCTGATGAACTCTGCAACCATATGTCCTTCATGCGACATTACTTCTTCTTGTGTCATTAGTCATACTCCAATACTTCTAGTGTCTGTAGTTTAAAATCGTCAAGGTCTAGGATAGCTGATTCTACAAGGCTGTAGACGTTATCCATTTCATCATCAGTACCTGCGAAGTCCGCATCTTTATCAACCTTAACAACTAACGTAATTTCGTACCTCATTCTTCATACGCTCTCATAATCTGCGCAAGAGATACAAACTCTGGTTCATACATACCATTAGCCAACTCTCGCTTAACCACCACGCCCTGCCACCAGCCTTTGTTAGCTTGACCAGCCCAGTCTTCCTCTGCACCCTTGAAGCAACCCACCACTAGGCCAATGTTACCATGCGGTAATGCTGTGTCTTTGAAGTGTAAGTCACGCTTATGTGAATGTCCACAGGTAGCAGAGCAACTTAGGTTTTGGATCACACTATGTGCATGATGGATACCCCCAGTTGCAGTAGCAGAGTTACCAGAGGTAAAGTAGTGTGCATAGGCTACACCATCATACATAGCAACAGATGGCCCACCATTCTCATACTCGTGATACTCATCAAACCAGTGGTCTGTATCAAGGTGACTGAAAGAAATCCCAAACTTCTCACCCTCGCTGCGTGGGTTCTTAGCTACGTAGGACTTGATACGATGCTCGTGGTTGCCCTCAAAACCTACCCAGTAGGGGCGCTTCTTACGATGATGCTTGAAGGGTTCACGAAGGTATTCTTGAGACTGGTTGTAACACTCAATGTCACGCTCATAGTTCTGTGATGAGATTGCTTTGGGGGACTTCTCATCGTAGGTATTAAGCGAACGCATATCTGCGCCATCACCCAGATCAAACACCATGTCTGGTTTCAAGTCATACAGGAACTTACCCAATGCTTTGAAGCGGGTGTTGCTGACCTCAGGTTCAGAGTGTGCGCAGGAATAAACTACTATTGTTTTAGTCATACTCGTGAAACTCCTTTAGGTTCATAGGCAGTGGTTCGATAGACTTGTTGAAGTGGTCGATGATATGTTTAGCTTCACCGTAATTCTCGAACCAAGCCTCAATATCAAACACTTCCGAACCTACTGCAATCTTTAGGATCAAACGTACCGCACTATCAGATACATCAAGCCCATCTAGTTCGTTATAGTCTAAGTCTTCTGCACGTTTAGCACCCTCAATAATGCTCCAGATTTGTGCATCGTTACTAGGGATAGGATCAATCATCTGTAGATCAAACACATCCATAGCCCATTTTTTCAACCAGTTAAACATTCTTCCAACCTCTCAAGAGTTCCATGTAATGTTCTAGGCCAACCATTACAATCCATTCAGAACGATCTGCTCTAAAGAAAAGTACTGGCTCACCCTTGCCATGTCGTTTAGCTTGCTCAAGCCAGTCATACTGCATCTTCATCCCAGACTTACGCCTCTTGACTTCGATGGTGATTGGCATCTTCTTGCGGGCAGCGGGGGAAAGCTGAATGTCCTCTCCCCCGTCACCCATTGTTGTTGACTTAATATCGTCAGGCTCAAACTCAGGGAAGACCTCAAGAAGTTTGTCCCTGATTTCGTTTTGTCCAAGCCTACCCTTTTGTTTAGCTGCCCGTGTCATTCAATCCACTCCGTCACACGAGGTTCATTGACGACATCAACAAGGTATACTGGCCCTGTGCTGTATAGAAAAGTTCTTGCCTCTGGCCAACAAACCTTACGAAATTCGCAATAGCCACAGGTGCTGGATAGCTGAGTGTTCTCAGATGTCTTTGACTGAGGTACAGGGGGTAGCCTATCCGAAGGTATAGGGCCAGCAACAAGACTTTTAGCACGAGCAATCTCCTGTTCTTTACCCTTAAGTTCTTTCGTAAAGTCATACTTGTCTAGGCATAGCTTGAACCTATCCTTCTGAACTACAAGAAACGCACCCTCTGTTTTATTCTTAACAAGGGGATCATCTTTCCCTGCGTACACATACGAGCTTAGCTGGCTGATATATCCGAAGGGGTCTTCCTGACGTAGGTTATGCTTCTTGAACTTCTTAAACCCATGCTCAGAGGCAGACTTCACATCAACAGTAACACCATCAATGATAGCATCACGTTGCCCACTGACACCAAAGACATTCACCCTGTCCTGCATACCCTCTACTTTATGCCCTGCGGCTACAGCTAGTGCTAGGATCAAGGCTTCGAGCAGATCACCATAGAAGAAAGTGCCTAAGGTTTCTGCCCGTAGTGGTTCAGAGTCTTTGCTTTGGTTGATCTTGTACCAAAGTTTCCTGTCGCAGGGTGAGCCAATGCCAGAGAGGCTTAGGTAATCCCGTGGTACTTGCTCTTGGGAAAACCTAGCCTCTGCAACAGTAGCGATAGAGGAAGACAGGAACTCTGTAGATGTAGCATCCCATCCCCCTCTACCCTCGACAACCCTGTAGATGTCTTCTACAAGTGTGTCCAGTGTTTTACTCAAAACGGAATCTCATCATCATCTTCGACTTTGTAAGTCTTAGGTGCTGTCTTAGCGGTTGACTTGGCTGCTGCTTTAGGCGGTGGAGCCTCGTCCACTTCGTCTTCGTCTGGGTTATACTCTACGTGTTTAGTAACCTTAACCTTTTCAAGACGAGTGCCAATGATGTTCTTACGAGTTGTATCATAGACATTCAGGATAACCTCTACAGTAGAACCGTTACCAATAGGGCCATCCTCGTCGTAGTCCCAGACAGTACCATCTTCCTTGACCACCTTAGGTGCGCCGCCTGCATAGGCTTCTTCCCACTTACGCTTGAAGCGTACACGAGTCAGTCCGTCATTGTCAGGGCTAGGCTTACCCTTGAGCATCGTCTTGCTCTTAACCAGCTTGGCCATGCTCTCTTCATCCAAGTCAACGTCGATGGTACACTGACCACCAATATCCTTGAGTGCATTCTCAAACCCAGTCAAGTCTCGATTGTCCTCGAACACCTTCCCCCAATATGCAATGCCAGTTAGTTTTACTTTACGTGTTGCCATGTGTAGCTCCTTTGCAATGTGTAATTGTAACAGATATCAGTCCTATTGTGCAAGTGGTTTCTCGCCAGCTACACGATATTTTCTTTGCTTCGAGTTATCCCGAACCAACTCCTTGCCACCAGCAGCCATACGCATAGGGATACTGTTTGGCTTGGTCAACTTCTTTAGTCCTTTAGTAGCTTTTTCCATGATCTTTCCTTTAATGGATATCGGAGTAGCGCATACCAAACTGTACGTCAATGTCCAGCTTGATGTTTAGCTTGAGCTTCTCGTTCACCTTCTCAATAGCCCAACGAAGAACTGACTCATGTTCTGTCTCCTCACCCAGTGGAATGCGATTGATAGACTCGTCGTGAAACTGACCAATGATGTTGGGTCGCTTGGTCAGGTAGTGAGCCACCCACTGGTCGAAGCAGTATGCCCCAGTGGATTGGTTTAGCGTAGAGAAGATATCCTTCTCATAACGTAGGGAGTACCAGAAGCCATTGACAGGGTTACGCACCCACATCTGCTTGTTCAAGGTCTTCACCTGTTGTTCCTTAGCAAACTGTTTGACTGCCCAGTTGCGCTCCCAGTATGCCTCAAGCAATACACCAGCCTCTGCTACTGTCATGCCTGTAGTTCTAGCCAGCTTGCTCTTACCTACGCCATACACTGCGCTGTAGTTCACAGGCTTGAACTTCTTGCGTGTCTTCTTGATACTCTTGAAGCGAGAGATATCGTTGACAGTAGCCTCATCAGCCCATGTGTAGAACTCATAGTCATCCCTGTCGATATAGCCTGCACGTACAGCAAGATCAAGGTGTTCATCAAAACCATCGACTGACATCTCTGCCACATACTCAGGGTCATAGGGGAAGATGAAGTGACGCTTAGTGGTAGCCTCAAGGGACACCATGTCAGCACCACACATGATCGTACCCTCGTCAGCAATAAGCGCACCACGGATTTCCTTACCCCAAGGCTTATCAACTCCGGGAAGATTGACCAGTGGTTTCTTATGCTTGAAGCGTAGTGTGTTGGTCAAGCCAGCAATCTCTGCACTAACGTACCCATCAACCTCTGACTCTAGCATACCCTCGAAGATAGACTTGCGGTGCTGCAAGACTGTGAGACCATCAAGAACACCCACCTCTGGGTGATCCTCAATGAGTAGTTGGACAGATGGTGCAAGCTCACCTTCCTTGCGTACCTGTGGGACTTTCCTCTCGCTACCATCATCATTGGTCTTGTAGTCAAAGGTGCATGGCTCCCACCCGAAGGAGAACAGCCAGTCCTTGACCTGATCTGGTGAATTAGGGTTAGCCTTCTCCACGCTCTTAACTACACGCACATCATCTTCGTGGAACAGGGGTAGGTCATTGTCTTCGAGTATCCTAAACCAGTCCAGTGCAGCCTTGCTGTGTGATCCATCCTTGATGGTCATCTTCTCTGGCTTGGACTTGGTGGTGTACTTGATTACATCAGGCATGACACTGCGTAGTTCCTCGACCTTCTCCAACTGTAGTTTCTCTAGCGTAGCCAGAGATTCAGTCACGAGCTTCTTGTCAATGCGCCAACCAGCAGCACTAGCCTTGTGTGCCACGCGCATCTTGAAGGTAAGGTACTGGAAGAACTTCTCCATAGTCTCTGTGTCCTTGCCGTACAGCATCTTGTACCTCTTGAGCAAGTTCTGCCACAGCATCCAGTTGATCTTCACATCCTCTTCACAACGATGCTTATACTCCTCGTAGCTTAAGCCAACCCAGTCTGTAACCACAGGCTTAGGGATACCAAAGTCTTCACCAAAGGACTCAAGCCCGTGGATCATACGATCAGTGTTGATTACCCAAGACATAGGCAGTGTGTCATAAAGTTTAGCCTTGATGGTGATGCCAAGGATTTTCTCTAGTACAGGAACGTCGAAGCGACAGATATCATGGCCTATTAGACTATCCGCACCAGTAAGCAGGTCACGCATATCCTTGTAGTTAGAAGTAGACGCGAATTCTTTCCCATTCGTTGTCCACGACAGGACATGGACTTTCGTTGCTTGCCGTAGCAGTCCATCTGTTTCCGTGTCGAATAAGATCATTATACATCCTTACAATATCTGGTAGTGTGTCGCGTAGTTCACTGGATATAGGTTGGTTACGTGGGCCATAGCATTGTTGTAGTGAGGCGTGAAGAACCCTGTTAGGTTTCAGATTGACTACCTCAAGTGTTGGGGTAATATTAAGACCAAGGGTTGCCCTCTCCTTACCCTCAATCTTGAACACAGCATACGTACCAATACTAGCACATAGCGCATAGGATGCAACACAGTGTCTCATCTGCATACCCTCTGCGGAGATATCAGCCTGTGAAGTTAGGAGTGTAAAGGTATATCCATTCTGTGTAAAGCTACAATCTTCTGCAAACTTTGTCTCGGAGTAACCCTTACGTGCCACATCCCATGACAGACGATCATGCTCTTCACTCCAACGACGATAAGACCAGTCATGGTTTACCTCAACCCCAGCCCTATTAGCCATATACATAGTATCTCTTATGATATCAAGTGTCTGATCAAAGTCTTTGATACGTGGAGCAATCCTAGCTGCGGTTAATAAGTATCCATCAAGGTTCATAGTATTCATATTATATGTGGATACTAAGGGTAAAATACCTGTCCTCACAGAGGTAAGTTTTGTGCTGTATTTTAGCAGGGGTGCAAGGTGTTTCATCCTAGTCTTTGAGGTGTGTGCTAGTTGTTTCCACAAACCCTTACCAAACCTTTTGCGTAGCTGTTGTGGGTCTTCCCCAAACTCAAGCATTAGTGGGATCAGGTTGATCGTTCTGTCCTTAACTGCTTGGTCAATCAGATGCTTGTTCTCTAGTGCTGTCTGTACCATGTAGGGAGAAAAGGTATTCCACCGCATACCTCTACGACTAATAGCAAAGTAAGTCTCACGGGGGAAGTTCGCTTTGATGAACGTTTTGTATAGTGCAGCGTTCAAGCGCAGGGTTATCTTAGAACCAAAGTTCTCGTGAATCTTTTTGTTCAACACCCGTGGCTTAACCTCGTCCTTGTCTTCCCAAAGCTTTACACAGTATTCAGGTACGTGTTTGTCTAACCATTCATTGAACGAGAAGGGATTCTTTGGGACTTCTATATACTTACTGAAAACTTTGTCGCCCAACTTTACAAAGTCTTTACCGCTTGTCAGTTCATACAGTGCCATCTTAGAAACCTTCTCTTAGGATTGTTGTCTCGGTGTCGTAGTATAGGGAACCAGCATCACCAAGTTTAGCGAATGGTCTGTTCTTGTCAATTACGAAGTGGGTAGTATTCTGTTCCACTTCATCCTCACTCTCAACGTCTCGGTCTATCTTGATACAGATGATAGCTTCTTCCTCTAGTGCTGCGGCATACTTAGTACGACCATCATCATTGACCTGACTGATGAAGATCACACCAATGTTCAACTCCTTAGCAAGCTGTGCCATCTGTGCGCCCAGTGAGGTAAGCGTTGAGGTTGCACCATCTACACCAGCATTGGAGAGATAAGCAAGACGTTGCACATGGTCAATGAAGAGATACCCTGCACCATACACAGATGCAGCAAGGCGTACATACTCTAGCAACTTCATGGGATCATCATGCACTCGCATCTCGAAGATGATTGTGCGTTCTGCTTTGGTTGCCTTCTGTGCAGCCTTGATGACTTCCTCTTCACTCACCCCGTTATCACGAGCATCATCCTTTGTACGTACATTAACACCCAACTCGTAGGTAGCCATAGCACGATACGTTGTGGACTTCATCTCTTCCATGTGTAGTAGGGCGATACGCTCATCAGGATCAGCCAACATAGCCATCTCGAAGAAGCGCACAACCTCTGTCTTACCCATACCACGGGGTGCTTTGATAAACGTCAGGCCACCCTTAACCAACCCACGGCACTTCTCGTCGATACCAGAATGACCAGTAGGGACATAGCTGTATGGGTTCTCCTTACGGATAGCGTTATCAACTGCCTCATCAGAACAGAAGAAGTTGTCTGGCGTGTAGCGTTGGGGTTTGACTGCTGCCCACTTAAGGGTTTCCCCTGCACCTGCCATCAGGAACTCATTGGCATCCTTGTACTGGGACATAGGCACATACCAGAAGTTCTTTGGGAAGGCTGCATACAGAAGCTCTGCTGCCCTACGCCCAGCATCATCAAGCTCACCAGCATAGATGATATCCTGAAAGGTGGACAGGTACTTGTAGTTCTTCTTGACGAACTTGTCACCAATGCTGGCACTGGGCAGAGACTTCACTGGGTAGGTATTGCCTAGGATTTGATACAGGGATGCAGCATCAAACTCTCCCTCGGTGATGAAGATTTTCTTTGACGTACCAGCATTAAACTCTGGGCCAAAGAGGTCATCCATAGGCTTACCCTTCTCCTTCGTCCAGAAGACCTTCTCCTCAAACCCACGATACTTTACGTTTTCAGTATGCTTGAACGCATAACGAACTGGGTTGCCATCAAGTCCAAGCTGTAGTTGGATGCCATACTTTTTGCATACGTCTGGGTCAATGCCACGAATACCATCATAGGTAAACCCTGATGTTGGCACAGACTTAATATCAATCTTTTCTTTCACGGGATACCTTTCTGTTGCCCAATCTTTTAGCCCTCTCATACGTGGTGGTGGGTATCTACCAGTACAAACGAAGCAGTACCCTGTGTGCCTCTCGTCGTTCCAAGCAAACTGAGAACTTTTACACCCATCAAAGGGACAGTCTTTATGTGTGTGTTCAACCAATTACCTTAATCTCCAGATGGGATACCGTAGTGAGCAACGAGAGCATCACGTACACGATCCATCGCCTTGTAGTCTTTCTTATTCCACCACTCAGGGTACTCATCCCATAACTTAATGTACTGGTCAACATCTTCCAAGATTTCTGTGAGTAGTTCCACAGCAATGCTGGCTTTCTGTTCACTGTCTAGTCCACTCCACTCTAACTTGTACTTACCCATATCTTCTTCTCCTGTCAAGTGAGGGCCATTACATTTCCAAGGTGTCACACAGTTAGGACACATATCATCTTCATCCAACTAAAGCCTCCCATGATACGGGAAATAGTTGCTTCATCTCTTTGCTGATCTGATCTGCTACCAGCCGTGTCTCATACTGTGTGTCTTCCTTGCAGCGTAGTTTAGCCATATCTGCGAAAGCGTCAAGTGAGCCTGACCAGTACCACTCAGTCATAGTCGATTGAGGTAGAACCATACGTGCTTGCTCTGGTGCTACCCCAATTTCCAAGAGGTTCTCATACAAATCTTTTGCATCAAACATACTCTCCCAAACTTCTTCGGAAAGATTTTGTTCTCCAAAACGACCTTCATATTCTCCACCCCAAGAGTTGGTAGCTGTTAGGTCAACAACACCATCAGACCCTTGCTTCTTGTCCTTAGACTTACCACGCCAGACTTCAGGCACATAGAACTCTGGTGGATCATCAACATAGCGCCGACTGACCTCGCTCCAGCGCATGAACTTGTGTTTAACCAGTTGACGAGCAACAAAGATGGGTGCTTTGATATGGAACGATGCAAAAGAATGGCCAAAGGGTGCGAGGTGTTTATGCTCGGCCAGATATTTGATTAGCTTTGCATCTTTGTAGGACAGATAATGTGTGCCATCCTCTTCATATTCCCACTTAGACTTCTTCCCAAATGATACTCGTGCTTTATTAACAACACTAAGGTCTGATCCCATATGTTCATCGTAGGTAACTTTAATCATTTCCACAAATTCCTCCAAAGATTGTGTGCAACAGTGAGTGTCACTCAATCCTAAACGCGCTGAAATCTTCTGGCTTGAACATCAACGTCCAGAGGGAAACATGGCGACCACCTTGGTCAATCATATCGTAGATATCATTAACAATATCTTCCAACTTGTTGATGTCATCCATCAAGATAGGACTAAGCATCACCCACTCACCCTTGTTAGCGTGTAGTCCATAGAGGTTCTTAGTGATAACCTGTGGCCCAACTGTTAGTTCTGTCATCATGCTCTACCAATCCTTTCTGATTTTCCAATAGACCCAACACTCCATGCAATGACCCTGACCTAAGAAGGTGTCAATGAACGCACAGATGTTGGGCTTACCCCTGCGTTGCCAGTCATAGTTCCTAGCACTGAACGTCTGGTTATTGCTACCGCCAAGGATAACATTTAGCAGGACGCTCAGTGCCACGAAGATACGATTAAGATACTTTAGTACCGACATTGTTTTTCATGCCTTGTTCCCCTTGCGGATACCCTGTGCTGTCTTAGCACCATTGTATGTGTGCCTCATGTATGGGTTGAGGCTGCTAATGTTCTTGTGTCCTGTCACCTGCATGATCCCAGTACTGTCAACGCCCGCTGCCACGAACTCATTGATAGCTGTCTTACGCAAGTGACCAATCTTCAAGTCTTCTGGTAGTCCACACGCAACTTTTATGGAGCGAAGTATAGGGCCGAATGTTACTGGTGTCAACGGGACATAAGCGTTATCGGATATACGATGGTGTGGTACTACTAGCTTTTGGAAACCCCAGTCATCCTGTTGTTGCTTGAGCATGGATAGCAGTGGCTCGTCAATGGGTAGGAACACCTCGGCCCCACGCTTGGACTGCTTGATGGATACCCTAGCACCAACCAGATCAACATTGTCCCATGTCAGGTGGCATATGTCAGTAGGTCGTTGCGCCCACTCATAGCACATCATCACGAGAAGCCCTACGTTTCTCCACTTGAAATCCTTGAAGGCTGTGTCAAGGAACAACTCTACCTGATCTTGTTTCCAGATAGGGGTAGATGGTTCATGCTTAAGTTTCTTGACCTTACCCATAGGGTTATCATTAATCAAGTCTAAGGATCGTGCAAAGTTTAGAACAACAGAGAACAACCTTGCTCGTTCATTAGCCCTAGCCACAGAATGTTCGGACACCCACTGTTCGTATGCCTCATTGCACAGCTTGGCAGTGAGCTTGTTGACAGACACATCACCTATCCAAATGCTTGATACCTTTAGCAATTCAGCCTCATACTTGATCTGGGAACTACCAGCAAGAGAGGCAAACTGTTTGGATAATAGGTAGTAGTTGATGATATGTTTGACCTTAGAGGTTGGGCCTACGTTACCCTCTTTGATATATCCTTTACGATAGGCTGCTACCTTTTCGAGTAGTCTAGGTATCTCATAACGTGCAGCCCTACCGTCCGTAAAGGTCTTAGAGGCAACTACACCAGCCTTCCTGACTTCCTCTGGTGGACTAAACCTATAGACAGTTGACCCATCCTTTAGTGTAATCTTCTTTGTATACTTCATGTTGTTCCCCTTGTGTAAGGGTAGCACTTGCATAAGTCATCATCATGTGCTACCCTCTATCTCTTTATGTATTACTTAAGTATTTATCTCTTAAGAATATAATACTTAAGTTAAACATAAGGTGTCTCTTTAGGCATAACCATATAGAGAACCTTATAAAGATGCATAATGTCTCCACTTGCATCTTGCACTGCTGAATAGACAGTGATAATATTACCCTCAAGACTTTCTTCTCTGCCAAAGGAGACAGCCTCAGCCAACCCCTCAAACACAGATGAGGCAACAGTCACACCACTATCCCTAACGTAAACACTATACATCTTCTTATCCTATGCAAAGATCAGTAACATTATGATTAGTATAGCATTTACCAGAAAGGCTAAGTCTATACCCCTCATTACAAGTCCACACACCAGCAGTCAGAATCACCACACTTGACATCATCCACTACAAAAGTATCAAGTTCTTCTTGTTCCTCATTGTAGTACACTTCCCACTCGTGTTCTTCATCAAATTCTGGCTCGTTAAAGTCATCCTCGATTACATACTCGAACTCACAGTCACCATACATCTCACTGTCAAGCACTTCTGGGATAGTCTTAGGATCAATCTCTGCTACAACCTTGTACTCACACACACGCATCTTTGCAAAGTTGTAGTCGTAAGGAACTGCCACAACATGGGCAGGGTTCACCTCAACCACCAAGGTCTTGGTCGATGCTGCATTGGCATACCCATCCAGATACTCATTAGCACAGACGTGAAGACCAGCCGAACAAGTATGCTGTGGATCATCATTCACCTTAGCACGATCCATCTGAATGACCTTGCCTACGCTGTTGTCAATCGTACCAGAGTAGATGTCCATGAAGTCACTACGCACACGCTTGAAGGCAATGAAGTTACCATCCGCTGTAATCGGTGCGTTGAATCTCTCAAGGAACTCGAACAGACATTCACGAGAACGATACGATGGGTTCATCATCAGGTTCTCAAGGAACTTGATCCAAGGTGTAGCATCGAAGCCATCGTCCAGCATATTCAACAGCTTGGTTGTCAGTGCATTGTGAACTTCTTCACCCTCATAGTACACAGTACCATGCTCGACCACTACCTTGGAACCCTTGATCGACTTACGGATGTTCTCTTCACGATCCGACAGACGCAGGATCACCTCGACGGAATGCTCAGGAAGCTTGAGGTGGTCACGCAGTAGATCAAAGTTCTTATGTCCAGCGAGGACAGTGTGCATCTTACCACCAGCAAAGACAGTGATGCTTTCGTTCGAGAGTGTATATGGAATACGCATGGTTGCTCCTTATGCGTTGTTGATTAGGTTGATGTAGTGCAGGAAGTGTTTAGCATTCCTGTCGAGTATAGCGTCTAGTCCCAACAGGGGATACTTGTTAATGATCTCTTGATACTCTTGCTTTACCCTCTCATCATTGATCAGGGGTAGTTCAAGTCTCTTTAGGTTATCATCCCACACGCCACGGGTCAAGCCCAGATATTCTGATTGCTTAACGCCATTCAGTTTCTTAGCGAAGTCACCAACAATACCTGTAGCAGCATCAAAGGGACGTAATCTTAGGTAGGTATAGTAATGATAGGAATTACCTAGTTTATCTTGGGCAGACTTAGCACGAGCCTTAATCAACTCGTCCAACTTAGGCTCAATCAAATGCCATTGTGGTGCAGCCTCAAACTTTTTCCACATAGGCTTAGGTACAAGGATGATATCCTGTAGTAGTTCACTCTTAGCCAGTGGAATAAGGTTGATAAAATGCTTGGGGTACACACCACCTTCCATAGGGTAGTAGAAGCCACCCTTCTGGAACATAGCTTGATCCATATCCAGCGCGCGGCGATACCCGCTCTCATCTACGCTATTCACGGATAGTTTATTCCGTGGCCCTGACTTGACTGGCCCAGTATCTGACAGGTCTTTGACATACTTTACAGGGTAGTCAAGGTCATGGATCAGCGCAGCTACACTAGCCTTTGCTGTTGCATCAGACAGGTCAGCCTTAACCCAGATGAACCTGTCATTAGGCTTTAGGTCAGATGAGATACGCTTGGCTGCACGTACATTAGCTACCTTGTCAGACACATCCTGCACATAGATAACATTGTCCACAGTGAGGTTAACCTCTGTCTCTGCACCAAACCCAACAGTAGAAGTATCTTTGTAACCCTTATTACCCACATGGATAGCCAGACCATTGTACTGTAGGCTTGGCCGATAGGTCTTGATAGCCATCCCCCGCCAGCTAAAGTTAGCGTTAAGAAGTGTACGATTGTACACATAAGAAGCCTTGATCGCTCGGTATAGGCTTGGCGCTTTGTCGATCTCTTTCTGCGCCTTGTCCTGCATATTATCTTTAATACTGGTGATAACCCTCTTGATGTTCTCCAAAGTAGGGTCGTTAGCACCATAGCTTAGGTCTTCACGGGAAGCAGTCACCTCAAGATCACCAATGTCAAACTCAAAGACAACATTGCGAGTGTTGAATGAGAGCAAACTAGATGGTAGGGAATTGGTATTGATAGGGTAGAGGACACACCCCATCTGTGCATAAGGCCCAGACAAACGGCTGTCGTTGTAGAAGTAGTAGCCTTCACCCTCAAGCAACTTCTTGATAGGCTGAAACTGTTTGTCCCGTGAGTTCTTCACACGAGGTTGAACCTTGAACCCATAAGATACAACCTCTGCTGCACGTTGGAAGGATGGGATATCATCACGCTTAACAGGGAAGGATACCTCAAGCCCATCAGGCTGGTTGGTAGGCGAAGGCTCGGACAGAACGTGTAGCTGTGGTGATCCATCAGGGCCAAGCTGGATGGAGTAGTATGCAACCAGACCCTTGTGGATAGACACCACAGAGAAGGTATCTGTGTATGACATTGGAGACATACGGCCAACACCCCACTTACCTACAGCCTTGTTGGTGTTCTCCTTAGTGGAGTGACCAAGCACAGTGTAGAAGCCTTCCATGTTCTCGTGTGCAATACCTGCACCAAAGTCACGGCAGGAGAACACAGGGGTCAGTGCTGTAGGGAATGTAACCTCGAAGGGTACGTCCTGCTTACCCACCATAGCGTGTGCATCAAATGCGTTAGACCAAATCTCACGAGTGATTGACTGTGGCTTGTTCGAGTAGAGGCCAGAGATAACCATGTGAAACATCTTACCTGATGCTTGGATGGTGAAGTCTTTTGTAGAGTGGCTGTTGTTCTCAACCACACGTAGATTAGTATTCGTCTGCATGATTTACTCCATGAATATGTTGGTCTACCCAGTAGGACTCGAACCTACAACCTGTGCAGGTTTATCTTGACTTTCGTTTCGATTAGTGTATAACTGGTGGGCGTGGAGGGATTCGAACCCCCATGTTTCCAGTTACCTTTTCACCTGTTTAGAAGACAGAGAGGATACACGCCCATGATTTCTTGTGTTTGTTGCGGTGTTCTTACACCCAACCCAAAGTTCTGTTCCCGTTCTTGCTCAGCTAAAGTATCCAATAGAGTTAAACCTAAACGAACATCTAAGACTTATAGCTGTACTCGTTGTGGCTGTCAAGTGGCATCTCGAAGAACTGTTTGTGATGATTGCCTTGTACCAAAAGACATGACCCTAGAGGAAGGTATGTACACCTTACACCACCTGTCAAGTGCCTTTGCTTTAGTGCGTAGCAGGGCAAGGGTAGTAACCAAAGACTGGCCTAAGGTTTGCACACACTGCGGATACTCAAAGCACGTAGAGGTATGTCACATCAAGGCAGTCTCTGAGTACCCTCTTGATACAAAACTATCTGTCATCAACGATCCCTCTAACCTAATCTTGTTATGTCCCAACTGTCACTGGGAGTTCGATCATCCTAAGCATTCAGGTTAACACTGTTAACCTATTGTTATCTCTTGGTCAAGAACAAATAGTAATCACTCTCTGTAAAACACATGGTTCCCATATGCACCAATGAGTGTCAAGTGTTCAGTCCAGTAGGGTTCAACATCCCGTGTATGAAAGTGTGTAGCTGTAGTGCATAGGTCACACCCATTGTTCATCAGGCCATAGGCAAGGATCACAGACTGAATGAATACCTCTGGCTCATCTATAGCTAAGTCCTTATCGTTTGTCCAGCTAAATTGTCTAGAATCAAATACTGTTGCACAAATGTCAGCACCTGTGCTTGCGCGGTTCATCGTAACTTCCGCAACCAGTATTTGCCCATCAATAGGCTCACCCCGTGCTTCAAAATACACGTTACCTGCAAGGCACAGTGCTGCTAAGATCATCCCTTCACTCCCATAGTCCCATATCCTCTGCCATGATCTCATAGTAGTAGTCGGTCTGCACCTCAAGGGATGCCCGAAGGTATGGGATGTGGTGAATAAAGATTGCAACAATCACCATCCAGTATGTAAACGCTTGTAGGTATTTCATTATGTTTCTCCTTAATCACAGCTAGAATAACGGGATGTTTCACACACCCACACATCATCAGTTGCATTATAATATACCCGATAGGTGGCATCATAACCCCACCCCCACGCACTTTTGAATGCTTCACCCTTAGACTCAGCATCAAGTGCTGTCAAGTGTTCTGTTTGTTCACGGATCATAGCTTATCCTTTCCTTAGCTATAGTATGGGCGTGTCTTGGGATAGTGCGTGTCAGGCATAGCCTCAGTGGTGCAGCGCACAGTCAGACGCTCATCCCCATATGTATCTTTGTTTTCTGCCTCGACAAAATCCCACAGTTCATCTTGATAAGCCTTAGCTTCCTCATAGCTGTCAAAGAACTTTAGCTTGCCATGCCATGTCAGACTGCCCGCATCATAGTACCAGCCACCTTCCTCAGGCCCACCATACTGCCTGTGCTGCGTGTACACGCCCACTGTCCACCATGTGGCAGGCTCGTCTTGGGTATGCTCCACAGTCTGCCCCTCTGCATAGGGTCTGCCCTCGTACCATTCCACTTCGTCATGGCGGTACACACGCACCCACCCATCTATTGTGAAGGTGTATAGGGGTAGTGTCTTGCTTAGATAGTCCATTTTGTTATCCTTTATGTTAGGTCATCAGCGCATAGGCAAGGGCAAGGCACAGGGCATAAGCCCCAAGGGCAAGCATCCAATACTGCATCATGCCACCCCTTCCTGTGCCAGCACTAGCTGTTGCTCTGCGTATGTGATCCTGCCCACACCAACCACACCATCAGGCGGGTCATAGTATGCGCCCCAATATACTTTGACGCACTTCTTTAGCTTAGCATGGCCCTCGTCATTCATCAGATGCCACACGGCCACACCCTCGCAGATGTCATCTAGGTTTTTGTAGGCAATCATAGCGCCACCTCTTGGGCCAGCATTAGCTGACGTTCTGCATAGGTGATTGCACCCACACCAATGACACCTACAGGCGGATTGTGCAGCCGTTCAAAGTATAGATCAACCAAATCTGTGAGGGTATTTTGTTCAGCCTCTGTTAGGGTATCCCAAGACATTGCCGACAGCGTTAGGTCTTTTAGGTTATGGTAAAACATCTTAGCAAGCCTTTCCGTTGAAGAATACATGGTTGAATAGGGTATCAAGTGACTCGTCATCCTTGAGGTAACAGCGAGGCACATCCCCAATCTCAAAGCTGCGCTCAAAGCGGGACTTGTCAGCCTTGATAGGGGTAGCACAGGTCACACGCACAGCCATACCGCCATCATTATACAACGACACACTCAGGCGCTGGACAATGCCATTGCGCTCACGCTCCCAATCAAGACACACAAACGACATCCACACCTTTGCCTTAACTGCATTCCACATATCATATCTCCTGTTGGTTTGACCTGTCGGATCGTCCGACATATTGGTCAATGTTTCGGGGTAGTTCTT